TGCCACTAAATATAATTGTTGGATTCTATATTATATATGGCTTATTCTGGACTTTATAAACCCTTACACCCAAAAAAGTATCGTGGGAATCCATCTCGCATAGTTTACAGATCGCTATGGGAGAAGAAATATATGAAGTATTGTGATCACACACCCTCTATTTTAGAGTGGGGAAGTGAGGAAATCATAATACCATATCGTTCTCCTATAGATAATAGAGTACACAGATATTATCCAGACTTTTACATTAAGGTACTTGAAAAAAGCGGAAGAACATCTAAGTACATAGTTGAAATTAAACCTAAGAAACAAACCAAACCCCCTTATGGTAAAGATAAGAGAACTGTTGCCTACAAACGAGAAGCTCTAACCTTTGCAAAGAACCGTGCTAAATGGAACGCTGCTGAGGACTTCTGTGAAGATAGGCAGATGAAATTTTTAATACTCACAGAAGATCATTTAGCGGTATGAAAAAATGGCACAAGGATTTAAAGACATACAAGTCCCATCATTTGATGAGGATGCAGGTTATGAAACGATATTTGAAAAATTAAAACAAGAAGCAGGTGGAGAGAATCAATCTTTCCTATGGTATAGAAATAAAATTAGAAATTATGCACTAGGACTTAGTGCTAAACCAGAAGCAGTTATAAAGAGTGAACTGCGAGATAGAATAGGTGAAGAAGAACACGAAGATGACAATCAAATTAGAAAGTATGCAGTTTCTGGACACATGTATATCTTTGAATATAAAGCAAAGATGGCTTCAAAACTGGCGTACTATGATGAATTTCCGCTTGTTTATGTAATCAAAGCGTCTAGAACTGAGTTTTGGGGACTGAACCTACATTACATGTCACCAAAGAAGAGAGCATGGGTAGTAAAGAGACTATTAGATGGAAAAATAGATGCACCTCGCAGTTGTTTTCATAAATACTTAACTAAATATGTTGAAGGATATTATCTTGACTTAGCTGCATCCGAATGGTCTACAGCAATATTATTACCTATTGAAACTTTTGTAAGGCAAAATAGAGGTAAACCTGGAAAACAATCCTATCCAATGGAAGTTGTATGGGATGAGACAAATGAAAACTTCTACGACAAGATTAAACAAAGAAGAATCATTCGTGGTTATGGAAAACAAAAAGATCGCACAATGGTAAACCTGTAATATGGGAAATACTGGAAGAAAACCAAGCATAGAGACTGCTAAAAAAGATAATACCCCAGTGGGTTTTATGACACGATCATCTGGAAACGGACCAGGTGGGCAGAGACTATATCAAGCTTGGCGTTGGAATGGTGAAGATTGGACAAAGGTATCTGAAAATGCATATAATAGATGGTTAGCTGATACAACTAGAGCAGAATATCTTGATGGTAGTGAAATTAACGCAACTATAATAGAAGTAGGACCTCTTGCAGGAAAACTTCCATCTAATGCACCTGATTGTTATAGATGGCCATCAGATACTCTTGATACTGGTACTGATTATATTTTCTTTCAGTTTGGAAAATATCTTCCTCCATTTTCACGAGACGCACAATCACTTAGAGCATCATCAGAAGCAGTTCTTGGAGAAGATTTTAAATATGGAAGTGAAAAATTAAGAGATGAATTGGGGGAAGGTTCTACTGCATCTGCTACTCAATCAATGTATAATGCTTCTGCAAGTCAGTTGGATGTTACTAATCAACCAACAATAATGTTGCCAATGCCACAAGATTTATCTACAGAATCAAATCAACAATGGCAAGGAAAACAATTTACAGCGACAGGTAGAGCAGCAACAGCAGCTTTAGCAGCAGGTAATTTTTCATATGCTAGTTCAGTAGTTGAAAACATAGCAGGTAATGCTACAGCATTACAAAATGCATTTAATACATCAATATTAAATTCAATACCTGGTGTTGGTGGTAACTTAGATTTTAATGATGTGAGTGGATCTACAAGAGGTGTTGTTATCAATCCTAATGCAGAGTTATTATATGATGCACCTGAAATGCGAGAGGTAGGAATGATATTCAGATTAGTTCCTAGAAACTATGATGAATCTCTGGAGATCAATTATATAATAAAAGCATTTAGAAAAGCTTCAATGCCTAGTTGGGGTTCTGAAGACCAGACTCTTTTAAATGGAGAAAGAACAACTCAAGGAGGTAACATAGAAAAACCAACAGGATTTAATTTAGGTGATATGAATAACTGGATACATGTACCAAAGTTATGTAAGTTTACTTTCATGACTGGTTCTAAAGCAAACAAGCATCTTATACAATATAAACCATGTGCTATAAGTGGAGTTGAGGTGAACTATACACCTGATGGAACATGGTCTTCACATACTAATCCTAATAATGATAATGTTATGCCAGGCAGTGCTCCTACAGCCATAGAATTAAGACTTAACTTTATGGAAACAAAACTCATATATGCAGACGAGGTTGACAGAGGATTCTAATGTATTTCAGATCTATACCAAACATATCTTATGATAAGAAACCAGTATCATATCCATTCTCAGAATCGGATCGGATTGTTGCAAAAAATTTCTTTAGAAGATATAAATTAAATGATGATATATTTGGTTATGCAACCTTCTATAAAAAATATTCTGTACAAGAAGGTGTTAAGATTGAAACTATTGCGGATAAGTATTATGGTAAACCTGACTATGATTGGGTTATAATATTAACTAATAACTTTATCAATCCACAATTTTCATTTCCCTTAGATGATTATACTATAAGAAAAATTGCAGAAGATAAGTATGGTGATGATACTTACAGTGGAGTACATCATTACGAAACAATAGAAACTAAATCTGGTCAAACAGTTGGGGGTAAACCTGTATTAGCATTAGAGGGTGGACTAAGAGTAGATAAAACTTTTTATGACTCTCCATTTACATACTGGAATGGAACTCAAAATGTAACTGTTGCAGGTAATACTGTATCTAAATCTGTATTAAATTTTGATTATGAAATATATGAGAATGAAGGGAAGAGAGAAATATATATTCTCAGAAAACCATACTTCTTTAAGTTTGTAGAAGAATTTAAGAAGCAGAATAAATACTCTCAATCTTCTGACTTTATAAGCAAGAGACTTAAGAAGACTGGAGTGTGATGAAATTCTTTCTGCCTAAGAAAAAATTATTTATGTATGCACTTAAAATGAATAGGTGGCCAGTGCATTGGTTTGACCAGAAAAAAGATAAAGAAAAAGAAAGACAAGAAAACATCAAAAAATTATACCCCAAAAAGTGAAAACCTTTTGGGGTAAAAATTTGCCAGAGAAATTTTTCCAGTTTTATGGAATTGGGTTAGCAGTTTTTGTTTAGGTCTTCTGCCATGTTGCCACCAATGTTTGCACCTTGATCGCCACCGAACATTGCTACCCAACCTGCAGCTACCCAACCAATGAAAGGTATACCACTAAGAGCAGGTGCAGCACTCGCACCAATACTAGTGCCTACTAATCTACCTGTTCCTTTTGCAGAACCAACTGCTTCAATACACGCTTCACTTTTTCGTGCAGCAACTATCTCTGCTGTCTGTCCTTGTGTTAAACCAGGTTTCTGATCTAACCAAGATCTAGTATTAGAAACAGCACCACCTTGGTTGGTCTGACCATCCATAAAGTATTCTTCAGCAACTTTAGTTGTGTTATTTGCAAGTCCTAAGAATCCACCCTTAGTTTTGATGTCCTTAGTAATGTATGCTGTCTTAGGATCGTTCGCTATGTAACTGATCTTATATCCATCCTTATCTGCTTGAACAACATAGGATGTATAAGGACCTACAGGTAAGTCTAAGTCAGGTAACTGATCTTTAGATTTGTTGACAACTGTGCCAATCATACCAATATAAGAAAGACCAAGCAGTCCACCCACACCTAGGGCAAACCACTTGGTTAAATTTATTTTCTTTTTTGGTTTTGGTTTGACTTCCGTGCCAAACATCGCTTCTTCTTCACTCATAATATCTCTCTTCTGGAGGAATCAAGTGTTTCTTCTCAAAGACTTCTGGATAAATTCTTTTATCGTCAGACTCATAAGGTGGTTGAACCGATGCAATAAACGCACTAAAATCTGGGGGACTTTTACCTTTCATGATAGAAACACTGGTGGAAACGAGTCCAACAGTGAGGGTAGCAGCTAGCATGGTAGCTTCTACTACTTCAAATAGTTCAACAAACACTTTGTCTTATTATATATAAGCGTATCATAACATAAAGAAGGGGGTGATGTCACCCCCCTTGTGCCAGTTTAATAACTGTCATCTTTTACTTGC